AACAACTGGGTACACGCCCAACAAAACGCAAACGGCGCTCAGGACGCGAAAAGGGCTCTATCCAATCTCGGATGGCGAAAAGCTGAGTTCGACCCTGCTGCACTTGACCGCAATTGCGGATGACGACCTCGAATACTGGGTAAGGGAGGTCGGATTCTACCTTTCTGACGGCACGTTGCTGGCTGTCTGGTCCGATCCGGCTACGGCGCTGGCGTACAAGTCCCCCACTGCCCAGCTGCTGCTTGCATACGACCTGTCGCTCTCGGCGCTTCCTGCAGACAGCGTAGTCATCAACTCGACGGGTGCTGGGCTGAATTTGACCCTCGCTGAGCCTTTGGCAGCGCAGGCCTCGGCACTTGTAGCTGAAATGATGCGTGGCGTTCAGCAGCAAGATCAGCTGGAAACGCAGAGCAAGCAACTCCGAGTGGTCGGCGAGCTTTTGGGCAACCTAACCGAGCGCATGAAGGAAGTTGAAGTACGGCAGGAGTTGGACCGCGAAGGCATGCTGACAGCGATCGTCGCCAATGCTACCGCGTTGATCAACCTGCAAAACCTCTTTTCACAAAAAACCCTAGGAGCTTAACTTTCCATGAGTCTTGAATCGCAAATCGCAGATTTGGTTACCGCAAGCAATTCGTTGATTGCCACATTCAACGGCAAGAAAAACGAGATCAACGCAGCGGTAGCAGCGGCCATCGCGGCAGTTCCCTTGAACGAGAAATCGTTCTACATCAACTCGATCACCGGTGATGACAAAAACCCCGGCACTGCCGAGGCGCCACTGAAATCGCTCAAGCAGGCGCTGTACAACACGCCTGCTGGCGGATTCGTCATTTGCTACCTGCAGGCTGACTACGTGCTGGACACTCAGGTGGCTGTGAATAGCCGCTCGATGAGCGTGTGTTCTGATGTTGCCGGCGTTAAGCGCAAGCTGCATTGCAAGTACTACACCACGGCCGAGGGTTCCACCTGGCAGGGTGGCTTTGTTGCATATAACAGCGGCATGGTCATGCTGACCGATATTCAGCTGAACCTGCCGAGTCCTGCAGGCTTGTCGCCTGCGCCCAGCAGCTCGAAAAACTTCGTCTTCATGTCCAACTCAAGCGGTGGCACGCCGATTCTGCCGGTCAAGCTGTCTGGTTGCGAAGTTCTTGCACCGTCGGACTGGCTCGGGAACCTGGTCGCGGCCTCGGCGAGCGCGATTGTATTCGAGGCAAGCAACACCACTTTCCCTGCCAACTTCGGCGGTCGCTATATCAGTGGTGTTGCTGCAGGGGCTAACCCGGCCTCACTCACCAACGTTCTGACCAACCTCGGCAGTCTCTAAGGAATCATCATGCAAAAGACCAATCTGTCTATCGAGTTCGACGGCAGGACCTACAGCGGCTTCGACTTCGCTGCTCTGCCACTCGCAGCTGCCACGCAGGTAGCCTGTCATCAGATCGATCAGGCTGCAGACGCAGCGCGCCGCGCGGTGCTGGGCGACACACTGCGCGCTTTGGAGTACCAGGTAACCGCAGATGAGGCAGCGGCATTTGCAGCTGCTGGTTACACCGGTGAGGTGCCTCCAACCGTCCAAGCCTGGATGGATGCGGCAGGACTGGAAGCGCAAGCCGCTACCGACAATATTCTGGCCGAAGCTGCAGCGTGGAAGCAGGCTATGTACAAGCTGCGAGCGCTGCGCTTGAAAGGCAAGCAGGCTGTGCTGAAGGTTGCCAGCCATGATGCTGCAGAGGTTATCGCTGATGAAGCGATCGCAGCGATTCAGGCTTGCGTGCAGGGCGTCGGCAACGCCGCTTAATCCTCTCCAGCTTCACCGTCACCCCCGAGGCCGCTAAGCGGCTTTTTTTGTGCCCAAGGGTCGCCCAAGTGCGGCCCTTTTTCGTTCCTGGAGAACACCAATGGCTATCAGCCAGAAACAGAAATACACCGTTGTGGTGCCGTTCCCTACAGGCGGTGGCCACTGGGCCATGGAGGGCGCCGAACTGGAGCTCCTGGACGTCCAGGCGCACGCCCTGGTGACCGCTGGCCGCTTGAGGCTGACCAGCGGCGTCAAGGCCGAAGCCGAGGCTGTCGAGGCTGCTGCAGCGGCTCCCGCGTCCTCGAGCACTCCCAAGAAATCCACTGCAAAGGCTGAGTAAGCATGGCGAAGGTTACGAATTTCGAGCACAACGGCGTCACGCTCAACGCCACTGAATCGCCCGAGGCAATGGGTGGCATTGGCGATAACGTGGTCGGCATCGTCGGCACGGCGCCGAATGTGGGCCTGGGCATTCCCAAGAACTCCCCGTTTCGCATCAACAGCAACACGCTCGCCGAGCTGCTGGACCCGACCGGCGCCGAGGCCGGCACCCTTTACCAGACCGTGAAGCAAATCCTCAAGGTCGTGAAGGTTCCGATCTATGTCGTGGTGGTCGAGTCGGGCGCTACCCCGGCAGCAACTCTCGCGAACGTTGTCGGCGGCGTAGATGCAGCCTCTGGCCAGCGCAAAGGCCTGTCGGCACTGACCGTTTGCCAGGAGGTGCCGACCATCATTGGCGCGCCTGGCTTCTCGCATGATCAGGCCGTGCATAGCGAGCTGGCATCGATCGGTAAACGCATCCGCGCTCGCGTGGTGCTCGATGGCAAGGACGTCACCGTTGCCGGCCAGGTGACCAATAGCGAGTCGATCGGCGGCGCGACCCTCGGTTACGACCGCTGCTACCTGGTGCACCAGATGCCCGCCGTGTACTCGAAAGCGGCCCTGGGCAATGTGTTTCTCCCACCGTCGAGCCTGGCCATTGCCGCTCTGGCCTCGGTCAAGCAGTGGGAGAGCCCGGGCAACCAGGTCACCTACGCGGCGGACGTGGCGCGCACTGTCGAATACAACATCCTCGACAAAAGCACCGAGGGCGACTTGCTGAACAGCTACGGCATCAGCTACTACGCCCGCACCGACCTGGGCGGCTTCTCCCTAATTGGTAACCGAAGCATCACCGGCAAATTCATCAGCTATGTGGGGCTTGAAGACGCCATTTCCCGAAAGCTAGTCGGTGCGGCTCAAAAGGTCATGGCCAAGAACTTGACCAAGTCGTTCATGGATCAGGAGGTCGAGCGAATCGACGCCTGGCTGCAGACGCTCGTCGCTGACGGGACCATTCCGGGCGGCAAGGTGTACCTGCATCCCGAGCTGAACAGCGTCGAGAAGTACAAAAACGGCACCTGGTTCATCTGCATCGACTACGGGCGCTACGCACCGAACGAGCACATGGTTTACCAGCTCAATGCATCCGACGCTATCGTCGAAGAGTTCCTGGAGGACGTTCTCTAATGTTTACCAACCGCGTGCGGCAACTGATCACCGCGACTCTGCAAGGCCTGCCGCTGATGGCGACCATTGAAGAGTTCGAGCCGCCAAAGATCGAGTTCGAAATGGAAGAAATGCGCGGCGGGCGCTGGGTGGCCGAGGAAATGGCTACCGGCCTCAAGGCGCTGACCGCGAAGCTGACGCTGCAGGGTATCGGTCTGCCGATCATGACGGCGCTCGGCGTATCCGGTGGCGATGATGTCATGCTCACAGTTCGCGAGGCGGGTGAGGATCAGGACGGAAACGAGTGGTTCACTTACTTCGACTGTGCAGGCAAGTTGAAGATCCTGGAAGAAAAAACCCTCAAGATGAAGGACAAGCCTGTCACCGTTCTGGATCTCGCGCTGCGCACTTACAAGCGTTTTGAGAATGGTGTGCTCGTGACGCATATCGACACCCGAACTCAGGTTTGCATCATCAACGGCGTCGACATGCTCAAGGGCGCCCGTCGCCTCGCCCTGATGGCCGGTTAATCGGCTGATCACCCTCTCAAACAACCGCCTCCGGGCGGTTTTTTGTTGCTTGAAGGAAAGGAAAAATGGCAGAAAAACAGCCCTGGAAGCTGCGCGACCATCCACTGCGATTCCCCATCGATACGGCCGGCGGCGAGCGTCTGGAGGTCGTTTCCCTGCGTGCTTTCAGCGTGGCCGATCACCGCGAGGCGATCGCCAAGGCAGGCGAGCACGAGGACGACCATTTCGAGGCGCTGCTGCGCATGGCATCGGGCCTGTCGGTCGAGGACTTGGAAGCAATCAAGCGCCCCGACTACGTGTCGCTCTCCCGGCTGATTCACGAGTACGTGAGCTTGCCGGCCTCCTACTTCCAGGAGCGCTTGCCGGAGAATCCCGACAGCGTCGAGCTCCTGGTGCCGGTAAAGGGTATCGGTCGCACCATCGAGCGTCTCGACCTCGAAGTGCCGCCGATGAAGGTCACCAAGGCCATGCGCAAGCTGAAAACCGATGACGAGCGCGCCGACTTCTGCAGCGCGCACTGCACCGGCCTGAGCGTGCCAGAAGTGCAGCGCCTGAGCGTTCCAGACTGGAACCAGCTACAGGGGCGCCTGAACTCTTTTTTGAACGAGCCGGCGGACTTCTTTCCGAGAATGACGTCGACGTGATCCTCGACGTGGTGCCCCTTGTTTACAACGTAAACGAGGCTGAGGTCCTGGAATGGGACGCTGAGAAGGGCCTGCGGCGCTACGAGCTGGCCATCGCCCGACTGGGCGTGAAACGGGAGTAGGCATGGCCGAATCTAAATACTCTTTGAAGCTGGCTGCGGTCGATGCCTACTCGAGCACGTTCGGCGACTTCGCGAAGAAGTCGGGCGCGCTCCAGGAGAACTTGAAGCTGCAGCAGGCCGAGCTCAAGCAACTGAACCAGACCACGCGCTCGCTCAACGGGTACGTGGCCCTGACGCAAAAGCTTGAAGGCACCACGACGGCGCTCGCGGCGGCTCGGGTCGAGCAAGCTAAGGTCAGCCGGGAGCAGGCGGCAGCGGCGGCGAAGGTCGAGCAGTTGACCGCGAAACACAAGCTCGCGGCCGACTCGCTGAAAACCCTGGGCACCTCGACTGAGGCTACCGCCGCGCAGGTTCGCGCAGCCGGGATTGAGGAGGCAAGGCTCTCTCGGGAGCTCGGCGCAGCCACCAGTGCTGCCGCGAAGCTCGATACGGCGCAGGACAAAGCCGCGGCCAGCGTCAAAACGCTGCAGGCGGCGCATCGGGCTGAGAGCAACCAGCTCAAGGGCCTGAAAGCTGATTTGTCTGCCGCAGGCGTAGACACCGGCAAGCTCGCGAGCGAGCAGAAGCGCCTCGAGGCCGCGACGGAGGCCGCGAACTCGGCTCTGGCAGCGCAGCGGGCCAAGCTGGCGGCAGTCAAGTCGGCGCAAGAAAATATCCAGTCCAACCGCGACCGCCGCGCAGACCTGCGCGGGCAAATGGTCGAGACAGCGGCGCTGGCCTACGTGGCCAGCCGGCCAATCTCACAGGCCATGGACATGGAAACGGCCATGGCCGACGTTGGCAAGGTGATCAACTTCGAGGACGGCGGCAGAGAGGCGATGGCCTCGGCTAACTTGAAGCTGGCCAGCGATCGCCTGATCGCTTCCTCGGGTATGACGGCAATTGACCTGGCCAAGATCGAATATGCGGCGGGCCAGTCCGGCATCGGTAACGAGCTCAAGGACAAGAACGGAGACATTGACGTCAAGGCCAAGACGGCCGCGGTAATGGACTTTACCCGCGACGCGGCGATCATGGGCTCGGCGTTCGATATCGATGCGCAGACGGCTGGCGAGACGATGGCCGGCTGGCGAGCGTCCATGGGGTTGGATCGGGCACAAACGCTCGACCTGGCTGACTCGACGAACTACCTCGGCAACAACTTCAACGCCAAGGCAGCGGACATTGCGGCAGTCGTGAAGCGCTACGGTGCTGTTGGCAAGGCTTCGGGCCTGACGCCCGAACAGAGTGCGGCGCTGTCGGCTGCGCTGCTGAACCCGGGCACTGAGAAGGAAATCGCCGGTACCGGCTTCAAGAACTTCACCAGTGCGCTTGTCGCGGGCAAGTCCGCGACGAAGGGTGAAAAGGAGCAATGGAAAGAGCTCGGCTTTGACCCTGAGCAGCTCGCCGCCGACATGCAGCAGAATGCGCCTGACACCATCATGCGCGTGCTCGAGGCGATCAAAGAACAGCCCCGGGAAGAGCAGGCGGCGGTCGCGACAAACCTGTTCGGCTCCGAGTCGATCGGCGCGATTCAGCCGCTCCTGGAGAACCTCGGCGAGGTGCGAAAGGCCTTCGCCATGGTCGCTGACAAAAGCAAGTACGCGACGTCTGTTATCGGCGAACAAGGCTCGATGATGCAGGAGGCGGCAGGCGTCGCAAATACTGCCCGTACCGGCTGGAATTCGTTCACTGCTCGTCTGACCAGGCTATCGACCGTCGTCGGTGATGCCATGCTGCCCGCGCTAAATGCCGTCCTGGTCCCGCTTGGCGGTCTGGTCGACATGGTTTCATGGGCGGCTGAGACGTTCCCTGGTGTGACTGGTGCCATTGCGGTCGCTGCTGGTGGCCTGGCTGCGCTCAAGGTCGGTGCTTTGGGCCTAAAGTTTGTCGGCCTGCTTGTGGGTCAGGGGTTCAACCGCGCCGGCCTGGCGCGTGCCAAGCTCGATGCCACTACAGGAAGGACGGCAACCGCTGCTGACCAGGCTGTAACGCGCCTAAATGCAACGATTGGGCGGCTCGGTACTGCACCAGGTGCGTCTGGTCCTGCAGGTGGAGGTGCCGCAGGTGGCAAAGGCAAGGCTGCAACCACGGCGGCGAAGGCGAGCCGATTCGGGCGCCTCTCCGCGCTGGGCGGGAAAATCATTGCGCCGGTAATGGCTGCGGCAGGGCTGGCAGGCATCGCCAGTGGCGCTCTCGCTTCGCCAGCTGCGCTTTCGACGGTCCCGCCGGGGCAGACTGCGGCCTCGGCGTCTGTCGCTACAGCAGCGGCGCCAGCGGCTGTCAAAGCGCCCACGGCGCTTACCCTCGTCCCTAAAGGTGCACCGGCTGCGCCTGGAGCGCCGTTCACGGCGCCTCGAGCGGCGCCGGTGCTATCCCTGGTGCCGCCTGCCAGTGCTGCACCTGTTGCACCTGGTGCGCCGCTCGCAGCGGCTCGCGCCGCGCCGGTGCTGTCCCTGGTTCCGCCTGTCAGTGCTGCACCTGTTGCACCTGGTGCGCCGCTCGCAGCGGCCCGCGCAGCGCCTGTGCTGTCCCTAGTTCCAGCCGGCAGCGCTGTTCCTGGTGCGTCAGGCGTACCTGGTGCACCTGGTGCACCTGCAGCAGCTCCTCGAGCGATATCCGCGCTGCGCCCGATGGCGGCATTGCCGGCACCGTTCTTGCCGATGGCGGCATTGCCGGCACCGTTCTTGCCGACGGCGCCAGCGGGCGCCATGGCTGGTGTGTCGCGGGCCGCGCCAGCGGCTGCGGCAGTTGCCGAGGCTGCACCTGGTGCGCTGGCCAAGGCTGCTGCCGTGGGCGGGAGCGTGCTTGGGCCTATGGCGAAGGTCGCCGCGAAGGTGGCCACCCCCTTGATGCTGCTTTCTGGTGCTGCCACCGCGGCAGATGGCTTGGCCAAAGGTGACGCTGGCCAAGTTGGCGGCGCCGTCGGCGGCATGGCTGGGGGTTGGGCAGGGGCCTCGGCGGGCGCCGCGATCGGCACGGCGATTTTGCCGGGCATTGGCACTGCTGTCGGCGGTGCCGTTGGCGCGCTGGCGGGCAGTGGCGCGGGCGAATGGATCGGCAAGCAGCTCGGATCGCTGGTCGACAAGCTCAAGGCGCCAGCCGATACGGCCAAGGATGTGGCCAAGGCCGTCACCGAGAACAAGCAAATCACCTTCGCGCCGCAAATCACCATGCAGCCGACCGGCGACCCTGCCTACGACAAGCGCCTGGCCGATCAGATTATGGCCAGGCTGAAAGCGGAAATGATGGCGGCGGGCATGGGAGGTGACTCCCTGGCTGTTCGGCGCGGCGCCTCTTTGACTGACGGGAGCGATTGACGATGGCGCAGCAAATGGCGCTCGGTAACTTTGTGTTCAGCCTATCGAGCGGTTTTCCCTACGACACTCTCGACCGGAAAACGTCGGGCGGCTGGGTGACCATGGACATCATCAGCAGCAAGCCCCTGTCGCAAAATACCGGGCAGGGGCTGGAGACGCTGAGACTGACCGGCAAGGCGCAGTGGGAGTCGGGCATGCAGAAGGTCGACCAGTTGCGCGCTCTGGCCAATGCCAGGACGCCACATGTCCTGGTCGACGGCGTTGGTCGTGTGTGGGGGCGCTGGACCGTGCAGGAGGTCAGCGAGTCGCAAAAGCGGGTGCTCGATGACGGCACTGCGTCGCTCCTGGAGTGGACGCTCGAGCTGCAGGAGTTCGTCAATGCGTAGGGTTCGGACCATTGCCGGCGACACGGTGAATCTCCTGCTCTACCGGGAGCTTGGCCGGTCGGACGACGCCGCCGAGGCTGCTTTCTGGCTGTTGAACGAGGATTTGGTCGACCACGGGCCGACCTTGCCGGCGGGGCTGCGGGTGATCTTGCCTGAGCTCCAGGAGCAGGCCGCAACGCCTGCCGTTGTCAGCGCCTGGGATTGAGGGGGTTAGATGGCCATTGGATACACGCCAGCGGTCGAGGTAACCGGCGCCAATGCGGCGCTGATCAACTCTCGGCTAGTTGACTGGGAGCACGTCGACGCAGCGGGCGTCGAGTCGGACACGCTCAAGCTGACCGTCAATATCGAAGGGCTGGAAGGCTTGCCGAGCGTTGACGGAAAAATCGGGCTGCGACGGGGCTATAAGGAAACCGGGCTTGTCGACGCGGGCGAGTTCGTCGTCACGCGGACCACTCCGCAGCTTTTCCCGGCGCTGCTGCTGATCGTCGCCACGGCTGCGCCCTTCAAGGTGGCAGACGAGACGAAGTTCAAAGAGCGTCGTTCGGCCAGCTATGGCCCGACGACCCTCGGCGCCATCTTTCGCGAGCTGGCGGGTAGGCATGGTTTCTCGCCGCGCATTGCTCCCGAGCTGGACGCGATCGCGGTTGACCACGTCGACCAGTCGAACGAGACGGACATGGGATTTTTGACCAGGATCGCCCGCAAGTACGACGCAGTGACAAAGCCGGTCAACGACCTGTATGTCATGGGGCGGCGCGGTCAGCTCAAGTCGCTGAGCGGAAAGGCCTTGGCGCCGGTAACGCTGTCGGTGACGAATGACAACCGCCCCGGCGAACGGTCATTCATCAACGCCACGCTCGATAGCGAGAGCCGCGTCAAGTTCAAGGGCTGTAAAACCGTCTGGTGGGATGGTGCTGCGGGCAAAGAGTGCGTCGTTGAGACGGGCTCGGAGCCTTTCAAGCGCGTGCGCCAGCGATATCAGAACGAGGCCGAAGCGAAGGCTGCAGGCGAAGGCGAGGCGCGCAAGATCAAGCGCGAGGCGATGAAGTTGCGCATTGACTGCCCGGGTAATCCAGCGCTTGCCGCTGAGGGCCTGGTCACGCTCGATGACACCTGGCCAAGCTTTATGCGCGGGCAGTGGTCAATCGACAAGGCCACCGAGAGCGGCAGCAAGGCGCAGGGTTACCGCTGCGTGCTTGAGGCGACATTACCAGCATGAAAAAGCCCCCACTGCCTAGCGGCGGTGGGGGCCTTTTTTCGTTTCTGGCGCCCGTTACTCGAACAGGTCGCCCGGCATGGTTGGGGGCTTCATGTAGTCGCGCATGACGCTGGGTAGGCCCTGTAGGTCTGTCACGCTGGCCAGGCGATCGACGATCTTGATCGCGCCGCCGTTGCCTGCGATCCAGGTGCCGTCGCGGTCGAGCCAGGCGCTTGCTGGTGCGCCGTTCTGGTAGCGGCACACGCCCCAGCGCTGCCCGTTGGCCTTCGTGATCTCACAGTTGACCTGGATGCCGGCGCTGGCGCTCACGCGCTCGAGCGCATTGGCGTCCTTGTTCATCAGGTCGCGAGTCCCGAGAACGACCAGGACGGCCAAGCCGAGGCCGATGAGAAGGGGCTTTGCTTTCATGCTGCGCGGATCTCCATTGGTTGAGGCGCGCAGGGTAACAAAAAGCCCGCCAGGGCGGCGGGCTTGTGGGGCTGGCTACATCTCGTCGGGCATGAACTCGTCGAGGATGATAAGCCTGGCGTTCATTGGCTCCCGCCAGGACTGCTCGACGGCACGTATCAGGAGCATCGCAGCTTGTTCTCGGGGTGGGAGCTTAGGCGGCGCGCTTGCTGGCCTGCCGGCGGGAGGAGGCGCTCCGGCGCTTGGCAGTTGCGTTAGGGGTCGCATCGTTCTGGCCCATTCGTCCACTGTCACAGTTACTCCTCCTTGCCGACGATGCGCAGTTCGGCGAGGGGCTTGCTGTCCTGCACGATGAAGGCTTTGCCAGGCGGAACAGCTGAATCCTCTACGATTTTCAGCCCTCCGAAAGTCGGCAGTTCGGCCTTCGCTGCGGCCATCATGCGCACCTGGTCGCCGTCGACCTGCACTGTGCCGAGCGCATGGTAAAGCTTGCCCGAAAGGGCGCTGCCGATAGGGTGGGTCATAAGCAGAACCCGGCCGAGCAGTTCGCGCAGCCCCTGTTCGTCCTGAAGAAGGTCGCCGCACAGCTCCTCTTCGACGAATTGCATGACCTCATCCCACAAGTCGTCGCCGGCTTCGTCACGCTCGGCGAATTTCTCGGGATACATGGCCACGACCAGGTCATACAGCTCCAGGTCGGAAATCCGGGCGGCCTTCTTCATTTTTTCGGTGTGGTTCATGCGGAAACCTCCTCAAGTTCTACTTCGTCGAAGCTTGGGCTTTGCGCCTCGGCGGCGACGATGCGGATGCCAAGCCAGCCGTAAGGCGTACCCGTCTCGCCGCCGTAGCCTTCTATGTCGCGCATTTTCTCCGACCAGATTTTGGCAACGGCTCCGTCTTTGAAGGACGCGCCGTAGTCTGCAAGCATGTGGTAGATAGCGTTGACGCCGAAGGCGCGGATGGCGGCGCGCACGACGTCGCCATCTTCTTCTGCAATGTGATCATCGGCGCCGGTCCAGAAGCGCAGGTGCTGCTCGGCGCGCTCGGGGGTTAGGGTCGCATGGTCCACCTCAAGCGTGACGCTGTGGTCGCCCCAGGCTTGCTTGATCGTGTAGCGTTTGATTTGGCTCGTAGCGGTCATGCGGGTTGCTCCTGGTGCGGGTGCGAGAAGATGGTTATGCCTGGTTCTGCCGGCGCGTCCTGGAGCAGCTCGGGGTCGGCGCCGAGCTTTCTGCATACGGCCGCCGCTGCGGTTCTGGCTCCCTCGGCGCTGCTGGCAGTGACACCGAGGCGCATTGCCCGTGCGTGGTAGGCGCCAGCGCCCAGGCGGACTTTGATGGTGATGGCCATGTTAGCGCCCCCAGCGGTCATCAGGGCCGCCGAAGCGCTTGTCGGTGCGGCCGTCGTTGTCCAGGTCGCGATCGGGGCCGCGGTGGGTTGCATCGGTGCGGCCATCGTTGTCGAAGTCCCGGTCGGGGCCACCGAAGCGGGCGTCGGTGCGGCCGTCGTTGTCCAGGTCGCGATCGGGACCGCCGAAGGTCGCATCAGTGCGCCCGTCGTTGTCCAGGTCACGGTCAGGGCCGCCGCACGTTGCGTCGGTGCGGCCGTCGCGGTCGACGTCGCAGTCGCGGCTGGCCAGCGCCGGCAGAGTGGTGGCCAGGAGCGCGATGGCCAGCGCGGTGGTGGTCAGGGCTTTCATTCGTCGTCGCCTTCTGTGGCTTGCGGTTCTGGTTGGTGCGTGTACAGCTTGTAGATGAACATGGTCAGGGACAGCAGCGCCCCGAACAGGAGGCCGAGCAGGATTTCGGCCGAGCTTGAGGACTGGCGGCTCATTGGCGGGGCTCCTGGTGCGGCTTCGTATAGTGGGGGAAGGGTGCGGCCTTGACCTGGTCTTTAAGCCAGGCGCGGAACTGGATCGCGTCGTGCTGCTTGTCCAGGTGCGCCGGTAGGCGGCCGGGAAGGGCGAGCATGTAGTCGGCAAGGTTGCGGGCCTCCTCCTGGACGGATCGGATCCGCAGCTGCAGCAGCGCGACCTGGTCGTCGAGGTCGGTGATCGCGTCGAAATGCGGGCGCAGCAGGCGGTCGGCCAGCTCCACAAAAGCCACGATCTCCCGGTCCGGGCGGCGTTTCTTGCGTAGGTAGTGATCCGTCATGCGGATCTCGCTGTAGTCCTTGCCGAAGTGCGTGGCGAGGGCCTGCGCTGCTGCCTCGAGGGCTTTTGGCTGATTGAGGGTCATCATGCAGCCCTCTCTACGATCGCTGTAGCATGGCTGCCGAAGCGGCCAGGAACGCGCAGGGCGATGAACTTGAGTACCAGGTGACGAAAGCGCGGATCGGTAATGTGAGCAACTGGCAGCGCGGCCAGCATGGTATAGTCGCGGTCGGACATGATTGATTCCTTCTCGGGGATTTTTTGTGTTCCTGCTCGGCCGGCGGTTGCACCCGCTGGTCGAGCTTCCTTCCTTACTTGAGGCTTTCCAGCCTCCGTACCAGCTCCTCTCGGTCGTCCACCTTGAATCGCCCCTCGCCGCGGGAGTACTTCGCGACCAGGTCGTCGATCGCCTCGAGCAGCAGGTTCTTCACCGGCTCGCCCGTGGTGGTCATGTTTTTCAGCTCCTGCAGCGCCTTGTGGTAGCTGGGCGGCGCCATGAAGCCTGGGATCTTCTTTTCTTCACCGGCATTCGAAAGCGAGGCGCGCAGCTTGGTCATGTGTGCCGGTTCTGCTGCTTCGTCGCGTCGGCCTGGGCGCTGCGTGCTGAGCGGCTTCGAATTGCTCATTGAATGGCCTCCAGCAGCTCGGCGGCCAGGGCTTCGATTTCCTTGCGAGCTGGGTGGCTGGCCGGCAGGTCAATCACGCTGAGCCCTTCGACAACGCCGCCCACGTAGGCTTGGCGCTGGTGGGTCTGAGTGTTGAGGATGGGCAGCTCGAAGTCTTCCAGGGCTTGCCGCGCGGTGCGCTCCATGACGGTCCCTTCAACTGCGCGGGCCACCATGAGGAAGGCTTTGAGCTTGCCGTCAGTCAGCTCCTGCCGATCCTTCACCAGGCGCACCAGGTCGCCGGTTGCCCATATGTCGTATTGGCTTGGCTGAACTGGAATCAGAACTGAGTCGGCGGCCTTGATAGCGGCGCTGCTCAATTCGTTTACCTGACCAGCACCGTCGACAATGATGACGTCGTAACCGCTGGCAATGCGCGGCAGGTCGCGCGGCAGCTGCTTGCCCATTACCACTACGGGAATCAGCGACGGGTCGCCCGGCTCGCCTACTCTGGAGTTGGCCCAGTCGCTGGCCGAGCCCTGCTTGCCGTCCAGGTCCACCAGGAGGACGCGAAGGCTATGCTTAACAGCAAGGCACGCGGCAAGGTTGGTGGAGGTGGTCGTTTTGGTGGTGCCGCCCTTCTGGTTTAGCACCGCTACTACGTGAGCCATCGGTATTTCCTCCCGCTCATGGCTGATTAACATGCCCTGCAACCTTATGTTCCTTTGAACAAAAGATCAAGGGAACAAAAGAACTTTTTGTGATTTTCTGCTGTACCTTGTACCTATTTCTAGGGTCGTCCTTTCTTACGCCTCTGTAAGCCTTACGCGGCGCGGGTTACCGCGCCATAAACAAGCCAGCGCGCAAGCGCTGTCCTTTTCCAGTACGCCCCTGGCGTGTCCTTTTCGGGATTCCTGTCTGCGCCAGCCATAAATCCCAGCAAGCAAAAATAACCTAGGGCAAAACCTGTACATTCCACGCCATGAACATGATAGGTACAGGCTATGCCCTATTATAGTGTACATGCCATGCCCTATCATGTACAGGTTTAGCCCTATATCATACGAGGGCCACATCTGTACACAGTCGGACACCATTATATACGTATATAATGGTGTCGGTCTGTGTACAGATGAGGCCCTATATCCTATGATCCATTACTTTGACATAGGGCTATGACTGTACACTATCTGTATATTGGGCTTGCCCTGTACGTTAGCTTGCGCTATGCTTGTACTTGGGCTTTACTTGTACTTTTAAGGGAGGGTGTGGCATGTCTGGATTTGGTGGTGGGCAGACTCGGCAGAAGGTCGAGCTGCAGAAGATGATCGATGACCTGCTCCTGGACATCGCGACGATCGATGGCGACGACTCCATCAGCCGGGCCGACAAGACCCGGCTATTGACCCGGCGCGCCACCAGGTTGAAAAAGGAGCTGTACGAAGACCGCCGGCGCAAAGCCTCGGACAAGCTGGCGCCGGCCAGCTACCGCCGCTACCTGACGATCGTGCGCAAGGCTGTTACCGCGAAAAACTGGCACCATCACAGCCTGCAGACCGAGGCTGCGCGGCTGGGCAAGAAGTTCCCGCGGTACGCTGAGCCCCTGGCGGCGATGGCCGCCCTGGGGAACATCACCGAGATCCGCCTGGCGCACCGCGACCTGGTCAACCAGGTGAAGCGCGACAAGAACGACGACGCCTATGAGGCGATCGCCGGCATGAAGCTCGACCACGAGATCATGCGCCACCTGACCTTGCCCAAGGCCACGGCAGAGCAGCTGGCCGACGAACACGCCGATCGCCTGGAGGTGCGCGCCACCAATACCATCGAGATCAACTACTACTGGCTGATGGACCGGATCGCCGAGCTGTTGTCGGAAACCCGTGCCAATGCCGACGGCACCTTCTCCCCTTCGTTCTCGCACCTGGCCCTCGGCCTGGCCTTCGCCACTGGGCGCCGCGAGGTTGAGGTGCTGGCGCTGGGCCGCTTCAAGAAGGTGGGCGAATTCGAGGTCGAGTTCAGCGGCCAGGCCAAGCGGCGAGAAGGCGTCGACTACACCGACAACTACACCATCTACACGCTGGTGCCGGCCGACGCCGTTATCGACGCGATGGAGAAGCTGCGCGCCCTGCCCGAAGTCCTGGAGCTACAGGGCATGAGCAACGTGCAGATCAACCAACGCGTGGCCAAGACCCTGAACACCCTGGCGAAGCGGGTATTCATGAGCCAAGAGCGCGTATTCCGCGACAGCCGCGCGATATGGGCGCGGCTCGTGTTCGAGCTGCACTTCAACCGTGATGCCCGCTGGAAGAAGGTCAACGAGTCGATCTTCTGGCGCTCGATGCTGGGCCATGAGGACGTCGACACGCAGGAGGCGTACAAGCAGTTCAAGATCGACTACACCGAGCCGACCCACACGACCTACAAGTACGCCAGTCGCCTCGAGGCGCTGGCCGCCCTGGACAAGCACGAGCGTATAGCCGGCCGCAAGGCGATGGAACGGATCCACGAGTGGGTCAAGGCAACGGTCAAAGGTGAACCAGGTGCGCGGATCAACCAGAACGTGATCACCCTCGCCTTGAACTCGAACCGCGCCAACATCAAGGAGTACCTGGAGCTGGCCGGCGAGGCGCTGGCCACGCCGAATCGTTCCTACCTGGAGGCCAAGGCGCCGCCGCCACCGGCCGATGTTGTTAGGGGTAAGCCCCACTTCAAGCCCCACAAGCAAGCCGACGGCACCTGGTTGGTGGTCGCCAGCGTCAACGGGGTGGAGGTCGCCACCGCGACCGACGCAACCCAGCTGGGGGCGATGCAGAAAGCCTTCAAGCTCGTTGCTGGCGAGTAGGCAACAGCGCCACGTTCGCCGCTTGCACTTCAATAGCCGGGGCCTGCCCCGGCTTTTCATTGGCCAAAAAAGCGTAAGTCGCCTCATGGCTGTCGCCTGCCATCTGGAGGCGCTCCCGGAGGATGGCCAGCCCCTCAACCAGGTCCTCCTGGCTGAGGGTCTGCACCCCCGCCTCGAGCATGTTGATCACCGTCAACGCGCTGCGGATCTTCTGTCCTGTCGTATCCATCGAATCCCACACTTGCACTTTTCCATTCCTCCTTGGCAGTCATGCCACTATGCCGGTACTGGTTTTTTATACAGTATCACACGCCCGATTTTTTCATCAGGTCCGCCGCGTATCCAAGTTCGAAGCCGATACGCCATTCATCGGCGCCCGGAGCCAGCCAGCTCATCACCGTTTCGCGCCGTAGCGCCCCGATGACCCGTGCCAGCGGTAGACCGAGAGGGCGCGAGCAGCGCGCTGCGATTGCGAACACCTTCTCCGCAAGTCCCAAGGGATACTTTTCATCTGTGTCTACACCCTCACACTGCAAAGTATCCCTGTCGCTCGAAAGCGCAACAGGCGCAGCCTGGAGGGCCTCCTGGGGCTGCTCTGGCTGCTCGGGGGCAGGCTTAGGCTGGTAGCTGGCTTCTGTCTCGTGCGTGGTCAGAGAGTGAACCCCGAGGGCCTTGCGGCGCTCGACGTAGTCCATAATGATGCCCCAGCTATCGGGCGTGATGGCAAAAAGATGGCGACCGTTTGTCTTGCGCTTGCTCACGCTGGCGCCCAGACGGTCCAGGATCGACTTGACCAGGGTGGTGTAGCAGCGGCCTACACCGCCCCCGATCTTGAGGCTGACGAACAGATCCTGGGTCTTCTGGCTCTCAGTGATCATCGCGTGAACCTGGCGCATTTCAGCCGACCCGAACTCGCCCTCACCAGTGAATCGATCGACGCCAAGAATCTCGAAAATTTTGACCAGCATGGCCCGTGCGGCCGTCTTGTAGCGTTGCTGGGAAAGTACGACCCGCGCCTTGCGCTGGGCCTTGTCATAGTCGCGTGCCTGCTGTTCGTCCGCCTGCAGCAGCTCCATGGCGTGCACCTTGCCCACGCCGCGGTCGTCGTAAAACGCAATGTCGATCGGTGTGGGTTCGTCGACGCCGAGCTGGTGGGCGATGTGGTAGCGGTCCACCTGGGCGCTCTCGCGCTCGCTGCGTACTTCCTGACGATTCAGGCGGGAGAACTCTTCCTCGCTGGGCGTCTCGACGCTGTCGATCAGCTCACAGCGGCGATCGAAGACGATCTCGCCCGCAAACTTGCGGTTGCTGCGGCTGGCCTTGGCCAGGTCGCTGTCCACGGTCAGGCGGTTAACCTGGTAGCCGTCGGCGTAGAGCATCAGCAGCAGGTTGTTGGCGAAGTTGTTCTTGGCCGCGTTTTCAGTGGTGACGCTTGAAAGGAACAAATGATCAAAAGCGCTTTTCTTCCTGCGAAACAGGATCTCGTCGCTGGTTTCCTCGAACTCACACGCGATTTCATCGGACGCCAGGAAGCCGCGCCATAGGGTTTCCGGGTCGGTCGGGCGCATGCCGGTAGAGTGGCCGATGCCGACCAGGTAGTGCCTGGCGGTGCGGTCGCGGCGTAGCATCTGGATGGCATCAGACGGGCCGACGGTGTTGCCGCTGAACAGGCCGATGTGGTGATCGAAGTGGGGCGTGGTCATCGATACGCCCGAGCTGATGGCCGGGGAGTAGATGAGGACGTCGTACTTGACCGCCTCCTCGTTGGGGTTGCACAGGAACGCGGTTACATCTGGATCTGCCTTTGAGTCGGCATGCACCAGGAGCATTTTGACGGGCTTGATCTTCTCCTCGTCCACCGCGGCTTCGATGAGGGCGGCCATCTTCTTGCCCGACTCTGCAGAGTCGTTGGCTACCAGAACACGTTTACCGGCGGCAATGAGGTCGACCGCCATTTGCCAGGCGCTCTCGTCGTCGGTGTGGTCGACGCGGATATGGTCGTTGGCGCCTGTCACTTCCAGGATGGTGATCTGCTGACCAGGGCGGGCCATTTCGCAAAACTCGACGACGGTGTCGTTGGCGTCTGCATCGCACAGCAACACACGCTTGGCCGCGGCTACCGCTTCCAGGAGTGCGTCCAGAACCTTCACGCGCCCTTCGACCGGGCCAGTGGTGACATGGCGCACGACCTGGCTGGCTTCATCGATGCAAAGGGTGTCCACGGTGGTAAACCAGGAGGTCTCGTGGGAGTTGTAGAACTTCGGGTGGGTCAGGCTGTTGACGCAGCAGGCCAGGTGGTAGATCCCGGGCATCATAGCGGCGCTGACGTTCTGGTAATGCTGAATGTCCAGGCGGGCCGCGGCGTCGTCCAGGAGCGAAATGCGGTGGGCAATGTAGGCAGCTTTCGGGGCGGCCTGCATCAGAGGGGCAATCAGCTTTTCAGTCTTACCAGCGCCCATTGGGGCGCGGACGATGACGATACCTTCGAGCGACTCGACCAGGTCGGCCAGGTGGCCAGGCAGAACATAGCCGCCATGGGCCGCACGCACGCCTTCAATGCGCAGGTGCTGGATATTGGGCCGGGCTAGCGCGCCAGCCGAGAAGCCTCGCAGACGTTGAGCGTCAGCCATCTTCTGCTTGGCCAGCCACAGGACACGGCTGCGGATCTTGAAGCGGTTGGCGCTGCTGCTGGCTGGCAAGCAGGCCAGGACCTGGCGCAGCACTTCGGCGCTGGTGTGTTTGATCGGCACCAACATCATGCCGGCGGTCACCGCCTGCAGCGCCGATTTTTCCGATTGGTGCTGGGTGCCAGACAACTCAAGGCGCTGCAGGCAGTAGGTGAACCAGTCTTTCTCGGCGCGCATGACGTTATCGCGGGCGCGTAGAGCTTTGGCGGTCGCCTCAAGGCCGAATTCGATGTGGTAGTCGTTCCAGTCGGTCGGCCCTTTACGGGTCGCCTTGAAACCGGCGATCGCTTCTTCGCCCAGGGCTTCGAAGTTCGGCACCACGGCGGTGTGCTCGAGGTCGCGGTGAATCTCCAGGCCGGCCAGCAGGCCGGCGTTGGCGTCCTTCCAGGCGTCGTTGTCCGCGGCGTTATGGAAACGCCAGGCCGGGTAGTACTTGCGGTAAAGGCGCGCCACCTTGAGCAGGTTGTCGACGTTGAAGCACACGACGACGGCTACTTCTTTCCCTGCTTGAAGTTCGGCCAGGTAGGTGCTGGCGCCGGTTGCGAAGCCCTCGCTGAAATACTTGCGGTCGGCGGTTTCGAGGTCGCCGATGACGCAGTGCAGCCCTTCCATCTTGACGCCGGTTCCCTGGAGCTTGTAATCGGCATAGAGGCGCTGCAGACCGCCGAAATTACCCTCGATGCTGTACATGGGGATGGCGGTGAATTCACCGTGACTGTCACGCAAACGCTTTGCTTTGAAGCGTGACATGACGGGGCCGATTTGCTTTTTGACCAGGTAGGGCGCGGTGCCGTCTTCGTCGCCAACCTGCTCGACGAAGCCCTGGCGGATCTTGCCGTTGGCTTCGTATTCGAACTCCTGACGGCCGCCGCACAGCCAAACAGTTTCATAGGCCAGGCGCTCGCGCTGCACCCGCTCCTCGGCTTCCCTGGCGCGCATCTCAGTGGCTTCGCGCTCGGCCTCACGCTTGAGGCGGCGTTCTTCCTGCTGCGCCAGCCAGCGGTCATGCTTCTCGCTGGTGATCGAGTTGCCTTCGCGCCGGTAGAGTTCGAGCAGGGCCGAGAAGCCCGACCAGGTACTGGTACCGACGCCAGGGTTGTTGTTGTTGAAGGTCAGGAACGGGGTGTCGAAGCCGTCTTTGTCGTCGTGCTTGAGGGCACTCCAAGCCATCAGCTTGCCGCGGTGGGCCTTGTCGGTGTAGTAGCCCGTCCCCTTCGGGCGGATCTTCGTATCGCTTTTGCTGCTGAATTCGACGCTGTTTCGAATAGCGTCCCAGCGCAGGCCAACGTCTGCTGCAGCGGCAGCGATATCCCGGTCGAAATAGTCGAGCAACGCCCACGGATCGGAGCGGAAACGCTCAGCGTAAAAAACGGCCAGGGGGCCAGGTGCGTTACTCCGTCCGGTCGCATCATTCCGGTTGTGCATGGTCTTCCTTATGTTCAAAAGCGCAAAAGCACAAAAGAACATTCGGTTGACCCTGACCCTTGGAGCCTTACACTTGAGCTTCGAACATGTGGTTTGGCTAGCCTGGATTACCTGCCCGCAAAACAGATAATTCCACCAAAAGGTTCAGCTCGCTGTGTGGCTTTAGGGTCAGCGGCAACCGAAATAGGCCGAGGTTTCCAGACCCCGGCCTTTTTCTTTTCTGCTTCGCGTAACGTCAAAAACTGCGGGTCTTGGCCGCAGTGTACGCGATCTATTCTCTATATAGAACGCCTAGTCATTCTCTTTATCGAATCATCCCCTTCTCGAAGGCCATGACCATGGCTGATACTACGCCGACGGTCGTGAAGCCCGCATCGATCTGCTCCATTGGAAACTGTGGGTTCAACGCTCGAAGGTAGCGCTGTTCACCGTTCTGGATCAACCGCTTAAATGTCAAATTTGCCGGCGAACTTGAATAGCCGACGACGAAGTCATTGGGCTCGGCCTGGCGCCGGGGGTTGATGAATATCGTTGAGCCAAGCGGAAACGCAGGGCCTGACATCGCGTGCATGCTGTCGTCCGGTACGACCAGGGCGAACAGCTCCCCCGGTGGATTCTCGGGGGGCAGGATCCAGGGTGTACCGTTCGGCAACCGCTTGGGATCGGGGTTGTTCGCCCATTCTACGGCCATATCCCACGGCACAACGGGCACCCTTTTGGCCGACTCTGCTGGTGCGATTGGCGCACCAGGATGGGCCGATTCTTCCAGCAGGGCGTCGACGGTTGTGTCCAGGGCGGCCGCTAGCGCAGCCGCAATTGCGACGCTCGGGGTGCTGGCGCCTTTCTCTACAGTCGACAGAAAGGATGGGTACAGGGCGCCCCCTGCTTCATCACAGGTCCGTTGCAATGACCAGCCTCGCTCCTGTCGGCGCCGGCGGATGGCTTCGCCTATGGTGAATTTGTCTTTCATCGTGCCTCTCTCAGTCCTTTGCGTATTGTCCGTCCTGAATTGGTAAAAACTCCATTCAGGATTGAGTAATTGTGTTGCCTATTCCGTTCTATATAGAGAAAATGTCGCCATAACTACTTGTAGAACCCTTTTGGAGAGAAAGGTGCTATGGCGACGCGAACGGAACGCGACATCGTGCTGCAGTACACAAACCACTGGTTCGCCCATTCAGAATGGTCGATCGAGCGATTTGCGTATGAGCTGCTGGCCCCCGCTTTGGTGGCGGCGAAGCTGGTCGAGGATGATCTCGAACAGACAGACGGCGAGGCTTGGACCAGGCAGCGTAAAGCCTGGGCAACTCGTGTCGGTCGTATCTTCAACGGCACCAGCCCTTTCCCGCTTGAGTGGAAATGGGTGTGGGTCAACGTGCTACCAACAGAGTATGCCGCACAAATCCGCCGCGATTGTCTGGAATTGATCGGAGTTCTCGACATTCGGGCACCGATCGTCGGGCCGGGCAAAATCACTCCGACCCCGGCCAACCTGGGTGAAGTGATCCATGAGTTCGGCTCGTTCGTGCAGGCTGCAACGCCAGCACATGACGGCCGGTACTGCCTGGAGGATGACCCGAAGGCGGTCGACCACATGCTCCAGGAGGGCGCCGACGTCGTTTCGGCCCTGGTCACCGAGCTGCTGGCGGTATCGGCCGGTACCGGTCGTTCTGTGCCGCTGTTGTCGTTCCTGGTAGCCGCCACACGCCAGCAGGTGGCCCGCCATGGCTGACAAGGCTCCCAAGACCTACGGGCGCCTGCCGGCGCCAGCGGACCCTGACAGCTTCGATCTGTACGAGCCCGCGCCCGAGGGTGAAACGCCCGATGAGCGCAAGCGCCGCCAGGCCAGGATCCGCAAGCGCAAACAGCGGCTGGCCGAAGCTAAGGCCGCCCTGGAGAAGGGCGTAATTCCGGTCGCCTTCGACGCTTACCCCGGCACCGCCGAGGACGTAGCGACCATCTGTGATGCCGGCGAATTCGAGGAATTCCAGGAGGCGATCACGCTGATCCTGCGCAACGTGGCCGACCTGGCCCGGCGTGACCGTCACGCTTTCGCGCAATTCATTTCGATCCCGTCACGCAAGGAGGCCGACCAGTGAAAGACTGGCTCAAGGTATTCAAGGTCGAGCCAGGCGGCGCGGTCTTCGTCATCACCAATGAAAGCGCCCAGCCGGGCGGCCAGCTGCGCGTCACCATCCAGGCGCGGTTCGCCGGCACCACGGTCATGAAAGAGCGGTCGTTTGAATCGGCGGCGGCCGCGTCGGTGTTCTTCGACGCTGTTGATCGCGGCTTCGTCGTGGACTGCTGGCGCAGCCTGAACAACGCGCTCCTGGAGCAGCTCGAGCACCAATTTTTGTATGGCCGGGGCGAAACGTTGCAGGGGGTGCGCCATGCCTGATGCTTGCGACCTGGTCACCGACATGCAGCTGGACGTCGCCGCGGCCTTCATGGACCGCCGCGCAATCTTGGCCACAGCCGTTCGCCATGTGGTGGCCGCTGGCGCCGACTGCCGGGGCTGCGGTCGTCCGATCGGCCTGGATCGCCTGCAGGCGGTTCCTGATGCGTCGAAGTGCATGCCATGCCAGGCGGCCGAGGAGGTGCGCACGTGGAGCTGCTGACGCTCAAGGGCGGGATCACCCGCCAAGCTGCGGATCCGGCGCCAGCAGGCCCGCGTTATGTGCTGGACACCAACGTGGTGCCGGCGGCGCCGCTGGCCCCGCGCCGGGGTCGCCGTCGAGTACCGGAGGTCATCAGCCATGACCGCGCCGTGATGCGCGACCTGGTGCTGGGCGCGCTCCTGGCCCCCCAGTTCGTCCGTGATGAGGAGCCCCGCGAAGTCGGCGCTTACACGACCGAAAACACCCGCGATTCTTTCCCCAAGCGCCTCCTCGATGAGCGAAGCGAAGTCCCAACCGAGGGCGGCGAGGCCGGGCGCCTTCCGCGTGAATACGTGGTCAGCCTGGCCCGAGGTACGACGAGAGTGATCGCCAGCGAGACGCGCAAGAAAAAGACCAGCTCCATCCCCCTCGGCCCTCTGGCTTTCCAGGACGCGCATGTCGTGCGCGCCCTGTCGAAGCTGGACAGCGGGCATCAGCACTGGCTGCGCTACGCCTACGGCGACTCCAAGGACTGGGCCGACGAATCGGGCTCTGTCGTGGCGCTGTGGGCACTGTTCGAGCCGAAGCTGGGCAAGGCGCAGGGCAAGACACTGCAGAAGGCCAAGGGCCTGGCGCACCTGGCTGTCCAGGACATGAAACTGTTCATGAACTGCCATCGTTCGAACTACGGCGCCGGTCGCCTGCAGCAGCTCCTAGGCGTCACTGACGTCAACTGGCGGAAACACTGGACGGGCCGATGGGAGGCGCTGCGCTCCCTGGTGCTGGCCATGGACCAGGCCGCGCTCCAGGCGCTGCACCTGGAGCTGGCCGACTACCCCTACGTCCTGGTGGAGCGTGGCCTGTGACCGCCTGTACGCAATGCGGGGGCGCTCCTGAGCTGCGCAAGGACGAAGGGCGCGGCCTGGTCATGTATGCCTGCCCCGGCTGCCTGCATCACGGCGGTGCGACCTACAACGAGCGTGCGGCCGCGGCTGGCTGGGGCCTGGTCAATGACCCCGACCTGCCCTTGCACAAGTGCGCCAAGGCGACCGCGCCGCGATTCTTCCAGCGCTCCGGGGCGTGGGGTGCTCGATGCGGCTGCGGCCTCGAGTCGGTTGGCTTCGCCACGATCGACGGCGCGCGGGCCGGATGGGCGCGGGAGCTGCGCGAATGATCGCGCTGCGCATCGTTGCGTGTGCCGACCGTAGCTGGTGGTATCGCGACCTGGTCGGCAAGGTCGTGCCCCTGGTGCGACATATCACCGAGGGCTACTTGTCCCGGGAGCCGGCGGGTTACTCGAACGTGGTGAAGGGCCATGAGGCCGAAGTCATTGAGGTTTCAGAAGATCAAAAGTTCTATTGAACCAATGTTCAAAGGAACATAAGAGCAAAGGATAAAAAGCGCTATTGACCAAAAGTCACGGTTATGGCCTAATAACTGCTCAAATGCGATAAATGCAAACCAAAACCCGCCTAGTGCGGGTTTTTGCGTTTCTATCGCCGCGCTTTTTATCGCACCTCTCTCTCAGTACGCCCTTCGTCGTGCTGCCTTGGCCTGCTCCTGGAGCGGGCCTTTTTTATTCCAGGACTCCCTCATGGATGCCAACAAGCTGCAGTCGCTAGCCGAACTGGGCGCCACTGAGGGCGCCAAAATGTTACCCCCCGCCGCCGCTTTCACGATCTACGGCGTCACGCTCCAGACCTGGGCGCTGGCGGTGCCGGCGATCTACTACCTGGCTCTCCTGCTCGACCTGGTCGGCCGGCGCTGGGTGGTCCCGCTGTTCAAGGCGATTCGTGATCGCAACAAGACAGCCGGGGGTGCCGCCGATGTCGATCGTTAAGCGGATCATTGCCGCGGTGACGCTCTCGCTGGCCGCGGCTGGCTTTACCGTCAACGAGACGGGCCTGCCGGCACCGGTCGAGCGTGCGGCCATCATGGCCGGCCTGATGATCCTGACCCCCGAAATGGAAGGAACGGTCTATACGGCCTACCCCGACACGGGCGGCGTCTGGACGATCTGCACAGGTCACACGAAGGACGTTCGGCGAGGCGATGTGGCCACGCCCGAGCAGTGTGCGGCCTACCTGCAGGGCGACCTGGGCGGCGCGGTGGACTTCGTGATGCAGCGCTTCCTCGAGGCCACGATCTGGCAAAAGATTGCCATGGCCGACTTCGTCTACAACGTCGGCGCGCCTGCTTTCCTCAAGTCCACGCTCTACCGGCTGGCCAAGGCCGGGCAGTGGCGCGCGGCGGCTGACCAGTTCGGTCGCTGGGTCTACGTGGCCGGCCTCGACTGCCGAATCCCGGCGAGCAACTGCCGGGGCATCCCAATCCGGCGCGACCTGCAGCGCACTCTCTTCCTGGTGGGCCAATGAAACAAGTTCTGATCCGGTGGGCCGGCCTGGTGCTGGTGGCCGCCTTGTTCTTCGCGCTCGGTTACTACGAGCGCGGCGTCAGTGAGGCCGGCAAGGCCAGCGCGGCCACGGCCGAGCAGCTGCGCGCAGCCTTCGACCAGGGCCAGGCCCTGGGCACCGTCCGCGACCAGGTCGTCACTGTCTACGTTGACCGCGACCGGGTGATCGAGGGCAAAACGAAAACCATCATCCAGAAGGTGCCTGTGTATGTCTCCGAAGCTGCTGACCGCGCTTGTACTGTCAACGCTGGTTTTGTCCGGGTGCACGACGCCAGTGCAGCCGGTTTGCCAGCCCCTGATCCTGCCGGAGCTGCTGATGAAGCCGGCTCGGGAGTTGCGCTCTCTACCGTCGCCGCAACCGTCGCCGGCAACTACGGACTCTGCGAGCAAAACGCCAACCAGCTGACCCAGCTGCAGGCATTGCTCAAGCAGTACCAGGACAAGCAAGGGGGTGGTCAGTGAAGCGCAAAACCTATCAGCCGTCGGAGCTGCGTGCCGGCCAGACGATCTTTGTCGGCCACCTCGATTTCCGCGCCTGGCCGCCCAGGCCGGTGGTTGCTGAATACCTGGTGACCAGTCACCGAGGGCATATGCCTGCTGTTGGTGAGATGTATCCCTACCAGCTCCGCCCGGAGTTGGTGGCACATATCGCGCAATTCTGCCCGCTGTTCCGCAAGCGGCGATTCGCCCAGCGCTGGGTTGACCAGGAGTTGGCGAAAGAGCTGGCCCGCGTCACGAAAAAGGTCGAGCTGGTAAGTGAAATCACCAGGCTGAAGAAAGAGGCCGAGAAGGTGGATAAACCAGGCCCGGCCGTTATACCAGCTTGAGCAATACCCCTAATCAGGAGAATTCGGATGATTCCAACCGAGCAACAGGTCGAGCAACGCATCGCTGTCCTGGGCTTGAGCGCCCCGCGTGTAACCCCGGCCATGATCGACGCCCTGGTCGAAAGCCTGACCTTCGACACGCACTACATTCCGGGCACGACCACGGTGGTGGCCACCTCGCTACTGCCCTCGGGCTTCACGGTGACCACGACCAAGTCGGCCTCGGCATCGCCTGAGAATTTCAATCTTGCCCTGGGCATCGAGATCGCGATCCGCAAGTGCAAAGACGAATCACGCCAGAAGCTGTGGGAACTCGAAGGCTATCGCTTGAAGCATGCTCTTCATGAGCAAAGCGAAAGCATCGCGGCCGACAGCATGCGAACGATCCGCGCGAACCTGGAGAAGGCCGACAGCATGTTGAATGGCGCAGCCGATCGACGGGCCGAGTGCACCGGCGCGGTCAAGCCCTGCCCCTGCGGCGCCTGATGCACCAAAAGGGGGCGCGCTGGGCTTTTGGGTCCTCCCCAGCCCCCTCCCCCTTCACGGGTGAGGAACTCGCGGGATTCGCGTGTGTTCCAGGCTCGTTTTCCAGTCCTTTCTTCCTACCTTGAGGCCCCCCGGGCTGCATCGCTCGGCTGACCCCGCAGCCAGCTGCGACGGGGCCTCAACCCTAAAAATAGAGAACGCAAACGGCATTTGTTCAAAAGGACCAATGCGCTTTTGTGTTTTTGTTCCTTTGTTCTTTAGGTCCTTTCTCCTATGGGCAAGATCGTCAGCAAAAAAGAGTTCGCCGAGCTGATCGGCAAGTCGGAGCGCTGGGTAACGAAGCTCATCGAGGAGGACATGCCCGTCGCCGGTGGCGGTGGTCGTGGCGTTGCCGTGCAGATCGACAGCGAGGCGGCTATCAACTGGCTGATCGCCCGCGAGGTTCGCCGGGAAATGGGCGACGGCGACGACGACGAGGAGGGGCTTTCTTCCGCGTCCACCGAGGATCGTCTGCTAAAGCGGGCGCGCCGCGAGAAGTTGCAGATCGAGATCGACCGCGAGCGCGGCCGGCTCATCCCTTGTGAGGCTGTCGCGCAGGTGCTGACCAGCGTGGCGGCGGTGTATGCGACCCAACTGGATGCGCTCCCCAGTCGGTGCGCGTCCCAACTGGCGGTGATCGATGACCCTGCTCTCATCCGAGCGCGAGTTTTTGAGGAAACGCGGCGTATCCGAAAAGCTACTGCCGAGCGCCTCGAACTTCGAGCACAGGAGTTCTCTGCGGACGTTGATCAAATCGATCAGCTTGGCAGCGAAGATGGTGCAAGCCCCGCCGCCGAGGACAGCTGACGAATGGGCGCGCGACAAGCGCATAATGCCGCCGTCATCGCCGATCCCTGGGCCGTTCAACCCTGACACGAACCCCTACATGCGGCCGGTGGCCTGGGCTTTTGCACAGCCGTGCTTCTCCCGGGTTGTGTTCGTTATGGGCACGCAGATGGGCAAGTCGGTGACGATGGAGAACATCATCGGGCACCGCCTGGACGAAGACCCGACGCCTTGCCTTTACGTCGCGCCGACCAAGCCGCTGATCGATAGCACGGTCGAACCGAAGTTCATGGCCATGTTCCAGGAGTGCAAGTCGCTCTGGACGAAATTCTCGTCGGCCAGCACCAAGATGGTCAAGTGGATCGGCGGCACCAAGTTCCGCTTTGCCTGGGCCGGCTCGCCGACTGAACTGGCGGCCGACTCGGCCGGCCTGGTCATGGTCGACGAGGTCGATCGGATCGTGAACACGGGTGAGGGCGATACCACTGAGGTCATCGAGGCCCGCGGTGACGCCTACCCCGACTCGAAAATCGGCTACACAGCCACGCCAACCCACGGAAAAGTGGGGCGTAGGAAGAATGAGCGCACCGGCCTGTGGCACTGGGAGGTCGTCGAGACGAAGAAAGTGGCCTCGAAAATCTGGCAGCTGTGGCAGTCAGGCACCCGTCACGAGTGGGCTGTGCCGTGCCCCAGCTGCAGCGCCTACTTCATTCCATGCTCGGAGCTTCTGTGGTGGCCAGGCAAGGGCGGCCAGGACGAATGCACCCCGGACGAAGCGTTCCACCACGCCCGGTTGTCTTGTCCTGGTTGCGGCGACCAGCTCGAGGACAAGTGGCGTCCCTGGATGAATGCCCGGGGCGTTGCAGTTCCACCAGGTTGCTCGGTGACCAAGGACGGCCAGATCGAAGGCACTGCCGAAACCGAGGGATTCACGACCTACTCGATCTGGATCTCGGGCCTGTGTTCCTTCGCGGTTAAGAAGTCCTACGGGTTCCTGGCGAAAAAGCTACTGGCGGCGCAGGTTTCTGGCGATCCAGCCAAGCTCCTGGCCGTCTATAACACTGGTTTCGGCGAGGTCTACGGCGAAGCCGGCGACGTGCCGACTTGGGAGGAGATCCGGGCTATGTGCTTTGGGTACAAGCCGGGCGAGCTGCTCCTCGAGCCGGAGCGCATTTACCTGACGGTTGACGTACAGAAAGGCCGTCTGGTGTACGTGGTGCGGGCTTGGTTCAAGGGTATGGGCTCGATGCTCCTCGAGCATGGCGAGCTTTGGGGCGAAACGGACCAGGATGCGGTGTGGGGCGAGCTGAGCGAGTTGCTGGAGACGTCGGAATACGGCGAGCACGGCATAAGCATGGCAGGCATCGATATCGGTTACCGCGACGACCAGGTCTACGCCTTCATCAACGCGCACAAAGGGCGCGCTATCGCACTGCGCGGTCGCGAAACGCTGCCGAAGCCTTTCCGTCGTGAACTGGTGGAGGAGAACAAGCAGGGCAAGACCCGAAAGCGCGGCGATGCTCGCTGGGCGTTCAACGCAACACTGGCCAAACGCTGGGTTCACAGTCGCTTCGGTCGGCCAGATGGCCGTCCTGGCTGGTGGCTGCTGCACTCCCAGGTCACCGATGACTATTGCAAGCAGCTGGTCGGCGAGGAATGGCACGAAGCCGACGGTAAGTTCCACCAGGTCGGCGAGAACCATTACCTGGACTGCGAGGCGATGCAGTACATCCTGGCGCTGCGCGACAAGCTGCACAAGCGCAATACCGGCGCCCTAACTCGCGCCCAGCTGCAGCGAAAGGCTGGTCCCGAAGGCGACCAGACCGACCAGCAGGGCGATGCCGAGGACGAGCAGGAGTCGGCGGCGCCTATTTCTCATGAGTTACCGGAAGAAGTAGAGGCCCCGCCCAAGCCGCCCCCCCGGGCTCGTCGTGAAGACGCGCCCAAGGCCAAGGCGCGGGGCGGCCGCTTCAGGGTGATTCGCAAATCTCGATAGGCCCCCAATGGAACCGACATCCCTACATGCCGGCGACTCCGTGTCGTGGGAGCGGACTGCGCCTGCCTACCCGGCAAGCGCGGGCTGGTCCCTGCGGTACGTGTTCACCGGCCCAGCAAATCACCAGGTAGACGCGGTTGGCGGCGAGCCTTACCGCGTCGAGCTGTTGGCCAGCGCCACGGCTTCCTGGGCGCCAGGGCTGTATCGCTGGGTCGTACTAGCGATCAATGGCGAGCAGCGCAAGACGCTGGCCCAGGGGCGCATCGAGGTATCGCCGAATCTCGAAACGGCCGAGCCGGTCGACGTGCGCAGTCACGCCGAGAAAATGCTCGACCTGATCGAAGCGGCCCTCGAAAAGCGCATCCCGAAGGACCAGCAGAGCTACGAAATCGACGGCCTGCGCCTCGACCGAATCCCGGTTGAGCGCCTGAACGCACTGCGCTTGCAGTACCGGCGAGAGATACAGCGAGCCCGTAACAGTCGCTGGCCGCTGGGTCGCCCGATCCGCCACGTACTGAGGTAGCCCCCATGAATGCGCTGAAACGAACGCTGGCATGGCTTGGCGTAGGCGGAAAGCGGTCGACGGAGCCCCCAAGCGAGCGCCGTGAGCCAACGGTACGCGGCACCAGGTCATTCAAGATGGCCGGCGGTGGCGGATTGTCGTCGGCATGGGCGCGCCGCTCCAGCGGCTCCGACGCCAACCAGGAGATTTTCGGTGATCACGAGACGCTAAGACAGCGGGCGCGCGAGCAGTCGATCAACACCGCCACGCTGAAACGCTTCTATCGCCTGCTGCGGCAGAACGTCGTCGGCCCTTACGGGATCCGGCTGCAATCGAAGGCCGTGCTGCCTGATGGGCTCCCCGATCGGGTCACGCGAAAGCTGATCGAGAAGGAATGGCGGAAGTTCGCTAAGAAGGGCCAGTTTGACGTCACTGGGCGGTACTCCTACGTCACGTTCATGTGGCTTTGGATCGAAACGCTGGCCCGGGACGGTGAGGTCATGGTGCGGATTGTCCGCAACTGGTCGAACCGCTGGGGCTTCGCGCTACAGATCCTGGAAGCCGATCGCCTCGACCTGAACCTGAACACGCTACTCGACAACGGCAACCGCATCCGAATGGGCGTGGAGCTGGACGAGTGGGAGCGCCCGGTCGCCTATTGGCTGTTGAACGATCACCCCGGCGATGTGATCCGCAGGGCAGAGGAACGGTATGACCGCATCCTTGCCAGCGACTTGATCCACACGTTCGACCCGTGGCGGCCGCACCAGTCGCGCGGCTTCACCTGGACGCACGCTTCCGCCCTTGACGTGCATCACCTGGAGGAGTTCCGCCAGGCCGCGCTGGTCAAGGCGCGGATCTCGGCATCGATCACCGGCCACTACGTCCAGGACGCTGAATGGCTGGATCCGCCGGAAAGCGATTCTGACGACCCGCCGCTTGAGGAGGAAATCAGACCAGGTGAGGGCAAGCTGCTGCCCTACGGCGTGGACTTCAAGCAGCTGGCCACGCAAGGCCCGGGCAGCGATTACGCGCCGTTCGTGAAGGACGGCAATCGCAACGCTGCAGCCGGCCTCGGCCCGAGCTATCACCGGCTGGCTCATGACCTGGAGGGCGTTAGCTTCTCCAGCCTTCGCTCCGGCGAGTTGGACGAGCGCGACTTCTACAAGTGCGTTCAAGAGTTCGCAATTTCCGAGCTGCTCGATCGGCTTGGCCAGGAGTGGCTCGATGCCTCGATGCTCCGCGGCGTCATCAAGATCGCTCCCCGCAACCTGGAGCGCTCCACCGAACTGCTCTGGCAGGCCCGCGGCTGGGATTGGGTGGATCCGCAGAAAGACGCCAAAGCCGCTACGGAAAGCATCGGCAACCGCACGAAATCCCGCTCTGAGTACATCCGCGCCAACGGCGACGACCCCGACGAAGTGTTCGCCGAGATCGCGGCCGAAGAGGAGCTGCTCAAAAAGCTGGGTCTTTCGCCTATCAACAAACCGAACGAGGAAAAGCCGGATGCCCGATCCGACGAACCCGACGACGAATAGCGCCCAGCTGCCGCTCCTTCGGACGCTTCAAACGCAGTCAATGGAGCGCGCCTTCTCTGTCGACAAATCAACCATCGACGAAGAAAAGCGCACCGTTGAAATCGCTGTTTCCAGCGAATACCCGGTGCGCCAGTGGTTCGGCATGGAGGTGCTGGATCACAGCCCCGAGGCCATCGACTGGACCCGCTTCCGTAGCGGCGCCCCTTCGCTGGCTATGCACGACCGCTGGACGACCCGCGCCCTGGTAGGGGTCGTTGAAGAAGCCTGGCTCGACACCGACCGCAAGATCCGCGCGCGGGTTCGCTTCTCTGCCAACAGCGAGGAAGCGGACCTTATCTGGAAGGACGTGCGCGACGGCATCCGCCAGAACGTATCGGTCGGCTACATCCCGCGGGAAATGGTCCTCGAGCGCTCCGAAGAGGGCCTCGATCACTACCGCGTCACCCGCTGGGAGCCGTTCGAGGTTTCCTGGGTTTCCGTGCCCGCTGACCCGACTACCGGGGTAGGGCGCTCCCTTTCTGGTTCCACGAATACCGTAATCATCCGAGGTCAAAAGATGCCTGATCCAACCAACCCGGCGGAAAACGCCAACAACTCTGTCGCTGACCTGACTGCCGAGCGCGCCCGGGTTGCCGACATCCTCGCCATGGGCGAGCGCTTCGGTCAGCGCGATCTGGCCAACGAGGCGATCGCCAAGGGCTTCAACGTTGACCAGTTCAGCCGTTCGATTCTGGAGAAAGGGGCGGCCGGCGGTGCTGCACCGAAGCCTCTGGGCTCGGCCGCTCCCAAGTCGGGCGAGCGTGACCTGCCGGGCTTCGTCAAGGACGTCTCGGCGCGCTCCCTGGGCCTGAGCGAAGACGAACTCGGCGAATACTCGCTGATGCGTGCCATCGAGGCATCGGCAACCAAGGACTGGTCGAAGGCAGGCCTCGAGCGTCAGGTCAGCAACGCCCTGGCGGATGTATTGAAAGCACCGGCCCGTGGTTTTTACGTGCCGCACGATCTGCTGATCCGTGGCATGAGCAAGGGCGACCCGGCCAAGGGTGGAGCAATCGTCGCGACCGACCTGCGCATGGATCAATTCGTCGACATTCTGCGCAACAAAACCGTGATGGCGGCCCTCGGCATGAAAATGCTGCCTGGCCTGGTCGGTGACCTGGACCTGCCGAAGAAAATCAGCGGCTCCAACTTCCACTGGCTGGGCGAAGGCGATCCTGCGCAGCTGAGCGATTTCGATCTGACCACTCTGGCGATGTCGCCCAAGACTATCGCGGGTGGCATTCCAGTTACTCGCCGCCTGCGCAAACAGGCTTCGCGCTCGATCGAGACGTTGATCATCGATGACCTGATCGAGGGCCTCGGTGTAGCGATCGACCTTGGCATCCTGCGCGGTCCTGGTACTGAAAACCAGCTGCTCGGCCTGCTGAATCAGCCTGGCATTCCGGCGCTGGAATTCGACGGTCCAGGTCTGTCGTTCGGCAAAGCGGTCGACATGCGCACGAAGGTGGCCACCTTCAACGCCGCCCAGGGCGCTCTGGCGTATTTGACCAGTGTTACTCAGGCGGGCATCGCCCAGCAAACCGAGAAGTTCGCCGGCACTACCGGCCGCACTGTCTGGGAAGACGGCAAGGTTAACGGTTACCGCGCTGAGGACACCAACCAGATGCCGGACGACACCTGGTTGTTCGGTGACTACTCGCAGGTCGTCCTGGGCATGTGGGGCGTGATGGATCTCCAGGTCGATACCGCGACCTTGGCGGCCAGCGATGGCCTGGTGCTTCGTGTGTTCCAGGACGTCGACGCTGTAGTTCGTAACAAGTCGTCCTTCTGCGTGGCCAAGAAGAAGGCGGCGTAACAGAACCTGAATGCGGGCAGGTGCTGTGCGGGGGCTTCGGCCCCCTTTTTATTCACTCAATGGAAGCAATCACCATGCTGGAAGCGATTGTTTATGTGGTTCTGCTGACGGATCTGATGGTCCACGGCGACCTGATTCCCGAAGGCACCACGCTTGCCGTCGAGCGCTCGATGCGCAATGACTGGACCGGTTCGCGCCTTTGCCGCGATGCCACCTCCGAAGAAATCGCCCTCTATGAAGAGGACAACGGCTCCCCCGATGGAGGTGGGGAGCGCCTGACGGGCGAGATCGATGCCCTGCGCGAGGAGCATGACGCCTTGGGCGATCAGGTGACCACGCTGCAGGGTGAGGTGGAGGACCTGGAGGGTCAGAAATCGACGCTGCAGGGCGAGGTCGCCACCCTGGAAGACAGCAAGAAGGCCCTGCAGGCGGAAGTGGATGCCCTGGAAAAGGCCAAGAAGGCCGCGGCTAAATGATCGGCGATGACGACTTCGCGTCGTTCTTCGATCCTGATGAGTTCGGCGTGCGGGTTCGCCTGATCGAGCCCGGGCTGGAGGCGCGGGAGGTCGATGGCATGTTGGGCAAGCCAGAGACAACCGGGCGCGTCTACCGCGCCGGGGTTGATCCTGGTGCGGCCAAGACCAATAGCCGCTTGGATCGCAAGTTCCTGCAGCTGCCCCGGGGCGAAACGCCGGTGGACAAAGTCGGCACCAAGGTCGTCATCGATCGCATCGAGTACGCGGTCACCGACATCGAGCCGTTGGGGCGGGTTCGCTCGCTCCTGACGCTGATCCCCTGGGCCGATCGCGATGAGCAGCCAGTGGAGCGTGGAAAATGGCGGGCTTCGAGCTCAAGCTAGAAACCGCGGGATGGGGCGACGTGGACCAGGTCATCAGCCAGGCCGGCAAAAAGCTGGATCTGGCTGCGGCCCGGGCGCTTCGCCGCACCGCGCAGTGGCTGCGCACGCACAGCTCCCGGGAAATCTCCCAGGAGCTGCGCATTACGCAAAGCCCTATACGACACCGCTACAACATTTTCAGCAGGGCGACCGCGGGCGAGGTAAAGCTCTGGGTCGGCTTGCAGCCAATCGCTGTGCACTACCTGGGCACGCCCAAGCAGACAGCCGACGGCGTCTCGGTCGGCCATCGGCGCTACGGCGGCGCCTTTATCTCCCCCATGAAATCGAGCCAGCGGCTTGTGTTCCGGCGCAAGGGCCGCGAGCGCTTGCCGATCGAGATGGTGCGCGAGGACTGGGAAGGGCCGGCGATGGACGTCCTGGAGCGCTGGGAAAAACGGGCGCACAACTACTTCGTGGACCAGTTCGAGCGAGAGGCAAGGCATGTATTCGGCACCTAAGCAGACCGCTCCCAAGCGGCCGTTCAACGTCACCTCCGACCTGTTCTTCGCGATCGGGGATGCCATCCACGCCGCCGGCCTGGGCGTGGATGTTGCCAACTACGACGAATTCGACGGCCATGTAGGCGATGCCTGTGTGCTGATCGAACTGGAGCGCACCGCACCAGGTACACGCCAGTCGGACGGGCGCTATGTGCATGTGATCACCGTGACGCTGCACGCCGTGGTCGGCCGGTACCGGAAGTTTCCGGCGCTGGAGGCGGTCAACCTGGCCACCATCCTGGAGCGCCTGGCCGACTGCAACCGCTGGGGCTTCTCCGGCCGGCAATGCGACATTCCCGATGGCTTGCACAGCGGCCCGTCGATCTTCCAGAAGGGCTCGGGAGGTTACGAAGCCTGGTGCGTAACATTCCAACAAGGTATCGCGCCGGGTCCTGATCGCTTGCCCGAGGATCCGCTTGTCCGTGGCATGCCTCTTGTAGCCGAAAGTTGGCGAGTAGACGACATGGACGACCCGACACAATACCGACCGCTGGAGGGCTAACGCATGTACGAGCTCGTGCGGCGTGTCGTTAATCAGTTGCTCGCGCCGCTGATCGAGCGCCTGGCCGAGCTTGAGACAGAGCTCGAGGACATGCGGCGTCGGTCGGAGAATCACAACCGTATCGGCACTGTGATCGCGGTCGACGCGGGTTCAGGCACTTGCAAGGTCAGCCACGGCGATCTGACAACCCCGCCAATCAAATGGATGAACCCAAGCGCGGGAGAGGTCAGCGAAACCCGGGTGCCGTCGGTTGGCGAGCAGTGCCTGCTGATCAATTACGGCGGCGGCGACGGAGGTGCTCACACGGTCGCGCTGTGTGGTCTGACCTCGGACGCCTACCCGGCGCCATCCGGCGAGGCGAATCTGCGCCGTCAGGTATACCCGGACGGCACCGAATGGAGCTACGACCACGCTGCGAGCGCGCTCTCCTGGAAAAACGGCCCGCTATCGGTCAATGCCGATCGCAACGGCCTGGTGGTCATGCTCGGCTCTGTGGGCTTCAAGCTCGGCGCCGCTGGCTTCGACCACGTCAAAGGCCTAGTCACGCATGACGGCGTGAACGTCGGCAAGAATCACTTGCACGACAACACCATGCCAAAAGACGGCGCTCAATCTGGCCCGCCAGTGGGGGGCGCATGATCGGAATAGACAGAAACACCGGGGCCACGCTAGACGATTGGCCCCAGTTCGTGCAGCGCTCCACGCGGGCGCTCTCGACGCCTCTTGGCACCAGGCAGAAGCGCCCCTTGTACGGCTCGAAACTGCCTGGCCTGCTGGCCAAAAACATGACCGACGAGCTGTTAATCCTGGCGCAGTCCGAGGCGGTGGCCACCTTCTACAACCCAGCCAATGGAATCGGTGAGTTTTCGCCATCCGTGGTCGTTGCAAGCCGGTCGCAATCGGGGCTGTTGCTTCGATTCGAGGGCACCTGGACGAACCGAAAAATGACCTTTGAGGTGCTGCTGTGAGCATGCTTCTGCCTGGCCAGAATCAGCTGGCCGACCCCGAAATCGTCCTTGTCGAAGACTTCGAGACGCTGCTCGCTGAGTTCAAGGCGTTCCTGGTCGAGTACGTGAGCACCAGATCGCCGAGAGACTCTAATCGACTGGCTGAAAGCCTGGAGAACGAGAGCGAGCTCCTGACGATGGTGCTCGAGGCGTTCACGCTGCGCCTGCAGGCGCAGGAGCGCAAATGGAACTCGAAAATCAAGCAAATGCTGGCCTGGTGGGCGACTGGTAAGAACCTCGACGCCAGGCTCGCCGACATGGGCCTCGATCGACAGGTCATTTCGCCGGGCGACCCGAGCGCTTTCCCCCCGATCGACCCGGTCTACGAAGACGACGAGTCAGCCAGGATTCGCTATTACCTGGCGCCGCACGCGCCTGCAGGCGGGTCGAGGCTGCATTACCAGCGAGAGGTTCGCACGTTGGGCGAGCGGGCTAAGGTATCCCTTGCGACGCCGTCGCCGGGGGTCGTGGTCGTGACCTACAAGTTTTCGCCAGACGGCAACGCGGTCAAGGTAAAGGACGGCAACGGCCGGCGTACAGCACCTGGAGAGGTCGCAGTCACTGTGCTGGCCCGGGCTGGCAACGGCGCGCCTGATGCGGCGCTGCTGGCAGCTGTTCGCAAGCATTTCGCCCGCGATGACGTGGTGCCCGAGACTGACAGCGTAACTGTCCAGGGCGCGACCATCAAAGAGTACAAGATCAGGGCGATCGCCTACATCAACGCAGGACCTGACACGTCGATCGTGAAGTCGACCGCCGCGAAAGCTCTGCAGGCGTATGCCGATGACTGTCACGTCTTAGGCGGTCGGGTAGAGACGAGCTGGATTGACGCCAAGCTGCACGGCGCCGGCGCAGTCCGTATCGAGGTCCTTGAGCCTTTGGAGCCGGTGATCACGACTGATAGCCAGGCCCCGTACTGCACCGGCATTGACGTCCAGGTACGCACGCTATGAGCGGGTACAGTGAGGAGCGCAGTTACAGCCTACTGCCTGCCAATAGCTCGGCGCTTGAGGTGGCTCTCGACCTCGGATTTGCGCGGTTTCTTGATCGCGTAGTACCGCCGTTTCCTGAACTGATGAACCCCGCCGAGACGCCGGTCGATTTTCTGTCATATCTGGCTGCTGAGCGCGGCGTCGCCGAGTGGGACGCGGACGCGCCCGAGGCTGAAAAGCGCTCGATGGTTGCCATGTCCTGGCCTACCAAGCGCCTTGCGGGTACCACAAAGGCCATCAAATCAGCGCTCAAGGGCCTGCAGTTAACGGCGGATTTCACGCCCTGGTACAAGCAGTCACCGAAAGGGGCGCCGTACACGTTCGGAATCGTAGCCTGGGTAAATCAGAACAGGGGTGATGGTAAACCGATCATTTCCGAGACTCTTTTCCCTCGGCTGATTACCGCAATCGACGCTGCGAAAAGTGAGCGCAGTGGCTACTCACTGAAAGTCGGCGCCCTGTTCACCAGTGGCTGGGTTGCCGCCAACGGCGCCCATGCGCTGAATGTGTACAGGCGAACCTTCGATGCGCAGGCGGTTCAGCCTGACACCTTTGCGGACGACCTGGTACTCGCCAATGCGGGCGACCTCCGGGTCGTTTACCACGGGTCACTTGATGCTCAGGCGGTTCAGCCTGACGTATTTGGGGGCGGCTTTGCGCTCGTAAATGCAAGCGAATCTAGAGCTATTCACCATCACTCCGCCGACGCTGTCGGCGTTCCACTTGAAGCCGAGAGCCCGCTTTCAACTGCCAATGCCGCGCAGGCGCGAAGCATTGTTCGGGTGACCATGGAGGCTGTTTATTTATGACCACTCCGCTACAGCCGGTTATTACCTCTGCAGGCCTGGCGGCCATTTGGCGGGCGGATAACAAAGGCATTGCTGCTGAGATTACCCACATCGGGCTCGGCACAACTGGGTACACGCCCAACAAAACGCAAACGGCGCTCAGGACGCGAAAAGGGCTCTATCCAATCTCGGATGGCGAAAAGCTGAGTTCGACCCTGCTGCACTTGACCGCAATTGCGGATGATG